GAATTTTCTACAGCACCTACTTCAGTAGACTCAGTAGAACCTAATCTAACATTTAATGCATCTACATATTCTCCACGTGGAACTAAGCGTTCATCAACGCTTTTATTCATTTTACCTGCTATAAAATTTGATCTAATATCTGCCATTCTACTTTATCCATTTATTCTGACCTCTTAAGTTTTGTAAAAGCCTTCCAGGGTGTATATTACTTAATCTTAATTTAGCGTTTCTTAATAAAGAAGATTTATCTTTTCTTGCTCTATTAACCACATATTCTTGAACTCCAAATTTACTATTTACAATAGAGTATCTTATGTACGCATATATAAATTCTTCAAATAATTTATTAACACTAACTGAAGAATCATCTCCTTTTTCTAATCCATCCGATACGTATTCTAAAACTACAAATTTACCCATCATTCCTGAATTAAAATTAATTACACCCGCTTTTTTATTTATACTAAAAGTAGGGTTTGCATTTGCGGTTTCTGTATTCATCCCAAATCTACCGCCAACTGCATAATCAAAGTACCAAGTGCCATCTATATTATAACCCAACGAACCATTATAAGGTCCTGTACCCATGTACATATTTTTTTGACTTCCGTTTAATCTTTTTATATCAAAGAAAGAATCAGCTGGCTTCAATACATTTCCGTCTATATCAAATAAAATACGACAGTCATTATCCTGTAAATAAGCTCCACTCCAATTAGTTTGAATATTTTCAGTCATAGGAAAAAGCATTCCCCCTTCCATTAAAGAAACTCTCACCCAATTCACATAATCAGGAGGAAGAACAAATCTTAATTCATCACAAACTTCTAATTCTAATATTTTTATTTCTTTCATCGCATCGTAATTCAATTCTTGAATCCCTCTTTTTGCGTGAAATAAAACTTGATATCTATTTATGTTATTAATAATTTCATGATTACCCTGGTACATTAACATAAAATTATTAACTATATTTTCTAAAGTAATATATTGGTATGATCCCCAATTTGCTTCAGATTCAGGACTCGACCCTGGAGGTACTATACCGTTTTCGTAATATTGATAATCTGTAATATATGCCATAATTAAGCTGTTTCTTGGTTATCTAAAGTTTCTTCAGTTCCTCCAAATTTATACACCATATCTTCTCTAATTTCAATACCTACGTATTGACAAATTTTAGCAATTAAACTTGGCTCATCAGAATCTGGTAACTCAAACTCTTGAAAATCTGCAGCACCTGGATTAAATTGAGGTTCTCCTCCCACTAAAAATTGCCAAGTCCATTGAGGATCAGCTGGATATCTAATGTATTGAGCCTGTATATCTCCTGCATTAAGTATAGTTGTAGGATAAATTGTAACTGTATTTCCTAAAGTTCCAATAGCGGTATTAGAACTCGCCCCACCTAATACATAAGCAGGAAAAGTTTTTGATGGAGCTGTTAGCATAGAACTTGTTAGTAAAAATATTTTATTTTGATTTACTCTTTCTACTTCTTTAATATCTGTATTTGAATATATAACATAACTATTTCCTACCGCTAAAAATATATCATCACTTAATGATAAAGCATTTGCATTTACAACTCCAGTAACAAAAGCTTGTGTTAAAGTTGTTGTATTAACTACCAAACTCCCAATAGGAGGTGTTGGAGCTGAGACAGGTATAGTTGTCCATCCTACTGCTGCAGCATCGTCAAGCTGCCCTACTGTTATAGCTGTGTTTGTACCCGTAAATAAAGGTTTAGAATAATAAAATAATTTATTTATTAAATAATAATCGTTTGGCAATGCAAAAGTGTTAGCGTTAGTTTGCCCTAAAAATACTGAAGCTGAAAAACTATCTATAACCTCTACTATACCCTTTACAATATTAGCATATCCTGTGCCTGAAACTCTTTGATTTTCTTTAGTTATCCAATTATTATACTGATAGAAATAATCTTCAAACATATCCATCTGAGCTTGCTTAGCATAAAGATTAAAATCTTGCGGAGATATATATCCGTAGTTATTTTTATTAGCTATTGCTAATACAGTATTCCGTACCTCATTTATTGATGCCGCCATAAACTTTAAATGTTTTCACAAAGATAGTAAAAAAAAAAGAGGCCTACTTTTTTTGTAGACCTCTCTTTACTTACTAATATGCTTAAGCTAATTAAGCATTTACAATACTCGTTACAGCTTTCGGTAGATTCATCTCGAAATAAGATTTTTGCCAAGAAGTAGCTAAAGCTGTTTCCTGTGCATCTAAGATAGCTGTGTAAACATCATGAGCAACTTGTGCTGCAGTTGTTACTGTAGTAGTTGTACCATCAACATATTTGATTGTAACTGTTGTTGCTGTAGCAGTTGCTGTAGCAAGTGCTTTAACTCCATCAAGGCTGATCAACTGACCAGTGATAGGAGCATTCGTAATTTTAAGAAATTTTACCATTTTATAAAAAGGTTTTAATGGGTTAATAAAGTGCAAATATACATAAAAAAAAAGCACCCTATTAAGGTGCTCTTTTATTGTGCTTATATTATTTTATAAACTTTTCTTTAAAAGCTTATAAGTTTCTATTCCTTCATCTCTTTGCATGTAAGAAGCAACTATATCATTATGATCTTCTCCGAAAGGAACAGTTAATAGTTTCTTTTTATTTTGAGGCAAATTAAAGTACACATCTCTTTGTTTATTTCTTAAAGTAAGTATCCCTTTTTGAAAGAAAACAACTACATCATCTTTTACTTGTAAAGTTGGATCATTTAAAACATCCATAAATTCAATAGGATAATTTCTTGAGAAAACTAATATATCTCTTTTTAATTCAGCTGTACTCATACTATCCACCTGAGACCCCATAAGAACTCTACCTACAGTAGCCATTTTATCTATAGATAAATCACGAGCTAAAAGTTGAGAGTCTAAAATTATATTCTCCATTTCCATCATTTCAGCAGCGTCTTTTGCTTCATTTATTTCCTCAAATAAATTTCCATTACCAGGATGTAAAGAAAGGAAGTGTTGAAGTACTTGGTTTGTTTTTTGTACATGAAGCATTCCATCCTCAAATACAATAGGCTCCATTATTGCGTTACCATCTTGCTCATCCTCAAAAGGAGATCTTTGGTTTTTTGCATAACGAAGTGGTCTATTAACCCCTGTATCTTCATCAAAATGTAAAAGATTAGTTCTTTTAGAATGGTGAGAAGAAAGCATATATGCTAAAGGAGTTTTGTTGTTTGTTAATTTGTAGCTCTTAGCTACCAGTATTTTTTTTGTTTTCATTTTATATAATTTAATTAAAGTTAAAAAAAAGGGGAGGAGGTTAGTCCCCCCCTAAATTAGTGTTACTTAGTCTTGGAATAAGAAGAAGTTGTTTGCACCTAAAGTACAACAAGCTCTTTCACTCAAGAAGTTAACTTGCATAGCATCTAAAGAAGATGTTCTTGCACCACCAGCAGAACCAGTAATCCAAGTTTTGTAACGTCTATCTTCAGTTTCAGAAGCTCTATAACGAACATGTAAGAATGGACGCTTAGCGTTCTTTCCTAACACTTGGTCATATACAGAAGTAGAACCAGCAGGAACTAAAAGTCCGTTGATGTTTCCACCTACAATATCACCTCTCATTGTAGCATCGTTTAAGTATTTCCAGTCAGACTTGTAAAAGTCATATCCTCTACGGAATCCTGTAAAACCTAAATTTAAAGCCATGTCTTCGTCATTATCAAATAATCCGTATGAAGTACCACCCGCTCCGTAAGAGTTTTGAGCAGCTAACATATCGTCAATATCAAATGAGAATTGTCTATTACAGAAAATAACATTTTCTTCGATAGCACCTTGTCTATCTAATCTTTGGATTACAGTATCAAATCCTGCAAGAGTAGTTGGATTTCCACCACCCCAAACATTTCCTCTGTTTCCTACTACATAGAATACACCTTCAGAACCTGCATTTATAATTCCTACACCACCTGCTGAAGTAGAAAGAGCAGCCTCTGCACCAGAACCTGGAGCTGCTGGTACTGCTTCAATCATAGCTGTTTCAAGATAGTCCTCAAATCTTAATCTTGTTTCGTGCTCAGACTTCATGTACCATAAGTATCCTGATCCACCATTTTCAGTAGAAATTTCAACCCATCCAATTTGTGCCATTTCAGAACCACTTACTTCGTAAGTATCTTTAATGATAATTGGTTTGTTGTCAAAGAATACATCGTTAGCCTCTAATGAGTCTACCATTCCTGG